GGCGAAAGCTTTCCGTGACATCCTTTATGAAACGGAAAAATCACAAATCACAATTGAAATTCAAACATTACACGAAGCCCTTACAACCAGAGTCACCCCTGATTCCACCATTATTTTTCCCAGAGAACATCATTCCAGATTAGAAAGACACGCCAATAAAATTTCCCACATCAACACCGACCATAAGGATGGAAAGATTCAGAATTCTGTCCTCGTGGCTCAGCTGGAGGCGGCCAATCGCTTCAATAACACCCTTATCAAAGGGGGTTTTCGAAGAGGCCACTTCCACGCCGAGTCACAGTGAAATACCCGTATCGGGTCGGCGAAGTGCCTCTGAAATCCATAAAGCCCCAAAAATCAAAAACAAAATTTTCTCCAATCAAAACAGAAGACAGGGACAAAAGGATACCAGTGGCATTTTCAGCCGGCCCGATACTAGGGGGTTCGGTCGGGAAGGGGGCTTCGTGCCCTCAACCTGATCCTACGGACCCAATTTCACTGGCGGTGGGAGCTCAAGCCAGAATCACAGCACACAACGGAGCACCTAATCAGAAAATCTTAAAACACTTCAAGAAATTTTGGAAACGTTATCTCAAGAAAACTTACACACCACTACCACCCGACACACACCTGAACACTTTGGAACAACTACACGAACGACCATGGTCTTTAAAGAAGAAAACAAAAATGGAAAAAGAATGGCTAGAAAACAATGAAGAAATGAAAGAAAAAGACTATGAATTTGGTATGTTCTGTAAAGACGAGGTTTACCAGAAATACGCCCACTCTCGCGTTATCGCTTCACCCACTGACATGGCCAAGCTTAGGTTTGGCCCTGTGATCTGGAGGGTGGAAGAAGTCGCTTACCAGACCCCTGAATTTATCAAGAAGGTTCCAGTGGCTGAACGTCCATCCTGGCTCAAAAAGAAGTTCTCTTCGAAGTATGCTGCATTCACGGCAGCGGACTTCACTTCTTTTGAGTGCTCCTTTACTAAGGAGCTTAAACAGGCCATAGAAATGGAGTTCTTACGACACATGATCCAATACCTTCCTGGCAAAGACCAATGGCTAAAAGACTTCGAGAAATGGCTAATCCCCGACAAGTTTAGACTTAAAAATAAAATGTTCTCCGTTTCGATGGAGGACTCTTCTCGGGCTTCTGGGGAAATTACCACCTCCCTCTTTAACGGAATTGCCAACATCGCTATTCACAAGTATTTTGCTTTCAAGACCAAACAAAATGTAGAAATTGCTGTCGAAGGGGATGATTCCCTTGCTGCGTGGACCCTTGTCGCTCCTACCCCTGAGTTCTATCATAGCTTGGGTTTTGATGTCA